GACGGCCTTGCGCTCCTACTCCAAGTCCCGGATGAGCTGCCGGATCTCGTTGCCGCCCTCTGTATCTGGGATGGTCGGCACTGGCCTGTTGGGCTGCAAGACCGCCTGTGCCGGTCCGATCTGTGGTCTGGACTGACTCGTGCCCGGAAGGAGCGTCCCCAAGTCCTGTGGCCCATACCACAAGGACATATCTACCGGCGCCTTGCCTTGCCACTGCGAGTTGCTTGGGACTGGCCCGGTCCCCCACTCCCGCTGCATCCGCTCGTCCGCCGTGGCGATGTCCTTTATGGCGTCCGGCATCAGCTTCATCAGTAGCAGGAGCTTTTCGAGTACCGGATTGAGTCTCTTGCCGACCTCCTCCGCTGCGTCCGCCACCGACTTCTTGAACTGCACCCAGGCCCCGGCAGTCGTATCCAGCTCGCCCTTGGCGGCGGCCATGCCCTCCTTGCCGAACCGCAGGACTTGGTCAAACTGCGCCATGGTGCCTCTCGTCTCGTCGATGGACACCCCCATGCGTCGCAGGCCCCTTGTGTGGCCGTTGTACGCCTGGCCCAGCATGACGAACGCCGTGGGCAGATCCACCCCCAGCCGGCCAGAAAGCCCGACCGCTGCCTCTGTAANNCGTCCGCAACGCCCATCTGTAGGGCCTGCGTCATGCCGGCACGGATCGCCTCATCCGTGTGCAGCGTGACCTTCGCCAGGGCGTCCGCTTGATCGTTGAGGGCCCCCCGCAGCTCCTGCCTGTAGACCCCCTGCGTGGCCAGGGCCAGGCCCAGCCTCCGCTCGATCTGTTCCGCCTCTGAGGCCTGCGCGATGGTGAACACGATGGACTTGTATGCAGCATCCGCCGCCGTCGCCACCCCGATGAACTTCAACGCCATGCTGCCAAGGGAATTGGCCAGTGACTCGTTGCTCCTGTCGAGCCGCTGGCTGTCCTTCACCATTGCGTTTATCGCTTCGTCGGTGTCCCTGAACCAGTCCCCGGCCTTGTCGAAGCTCTCCGCCCCGTCCTCGACCTCCCTGGCCGATTGATTGACCGCCTGCCCCGCCCGCTCGAACCCCTTGGAGGCCTCCTCCGCCCTCGTGGCGCCTTGCTCCACCTGATTGCCGGCGATCTTGAACCCGCTGGCCAGATCCGCGGCCCCGGCGTTCTGCCTGTCTACCGCCGCCGCAGCCCTGGCAGCACTCTGCTCGACTGCCCGCCCAGCACGATCGAACTCCGCCGCGCCTTGCCTAGCGCCGCTTGCGTCGATCTTGAGACTTAGCGTGCTTTCCCGTATCGTTGCCATGCGCCTCGACCCAGTCCATGTACGTCCTGTCCATCTTCAGCAACAGCTCAATCGTTTCTTGGCGGTCTACCGGATCGAGGACGCACCATTCGTCCAAGTATGCGGTCACATCGCATAGTGCGAGGCCGCTCCCCCCGAATCCGGTACTCGCCCTCGTCTGATTCAGGGTCAGGAACGCCCCATAGATCCACTCGTTCTCTGGCCTGACCGTCGGTCGATCGGGTATGCGCGCCAGGCCCCGTCGGGCCAACTTCTTCACCGACGCTGCATGGGGCCCCCAATCCAGGTCCCACAGCAGCGTGTCCGTCAGTTTTTTGCTGCATCAGCCTGCACCGTCTTGCGGAAGTTCCTGAAGGCCTCCGCCTGGTACAACACCCAGCCCCAGAGCAGGTGCAGCTCGGGGTCGGAGGCCCATGCCTTCGCCACCTTCGGACTGTAGGCAATCGACTTGCCGTCGTCGTCCTCGATGTTCGCCCAGTCGGTCAGAAGGGTGTACGCCACCGACCGCCGGCACTCGTCCCACTGGTCATCCGTGATGGTGGTGGACCTCAGCTCCACCTTCTTCGCCGCCACCGCGGCCCTCAGTGCGTCACGATAGGACGGGGCCAGGGTGCTAGTCACGCGCAGCCTGACCCCGTCCTCGTAGTCCAACCATGCACCGTGGATCTCCTTGTCCACGTCCACCTTGAGACTGCTGAGTTTCGCCATGCTGTCTCCTTCATCCCCTACGATCTAGGCTACGTTGACGGCGAGCTGGACACGCTCGCGCTCGGGCTGGCACTCGGGCTGGCCGAGATTGAAGCACTCGGGGTACTCGACGGACTGGCCGAGATACTCGTCGATGCACTGGACGCCGCATCCGCCGCGAACCGGACGATCCTGATGGTGATGTTCTCCGACGTGTTCATGTACGCCGACCATGCCATGTCCGCCAGCACGTCGTCGTTCGGCCCGCCTGCGACCCGCAGGCCGCTCGTGTAGAGCACTCGTGGCAGGTCGATGACGTAGCTGTTGCCAGACGGATCAGTGACCACAACGGCCAGGCTCGACTCGGTCTCGGCCAGGTACTTGTTCATGATCGTGGCCGTTGCGAAGAACATCCGCAGCGTGCCGGTGACATTGACGTTGCCGGTCCCGACCGACACGACACCGCTGGTCCCGACCTGCATCCTCTGGCGCAGGTTGTTGTTCAGGGCCATCGAGAACGCCGTGATCGCCTGCTCAGTGCCCCCTTCCAGGACCTTCACCACGTCGATGTCCGTCATGCAGGTCGTGGTGGTCGCAGTCGTGTACCCGGTCCCGCCGCTGACCGTCAGGCTCTCCTCCTCGGACCCCAGGAAATCGAAGGCCCCCGTAATGAGGCCCTCCGCCGGGATGTCCAGGTTGAAGCCGTTGATGCACATCCCCTTGTAGAGGGCCAGGGTCGTGGCCAGATCGGCGTAGGTCCGCTCGATGTTGTAGCTGGTGAGGGTCGTGCCGTTGACCACCTCGCCGCCCTGGTACACCGTGATGGGCCTGCCGGCCGACTCCGTGGTCAGCGTCCCACCCGAGACCACCAGCTTCGCAGCCGACGCCGACGTGACCTTGAAGATCCCGTTGTTGGCCGCGTTGGCAGCACCCCAGACCTTGACCCAGCTATAGGCCGTGATGGACCCGAAGCCGGACCCCGAGTCGTTGATGGAGTTGTCCGCAGACGCGAAGCTGATCGTCGTGCCGGACACCGAGACAGGCGTTGACCACGCACTGTCCAGCAGTGCCGCAGCCCACCAGTCGTCGTGCGTCCCGTAGGTCAACCCGAAGTTGACCGATCCAGACGCGCTGATCCGGGTCCGGCGAACGCCCTTGATCTGTCGATCGGACCTGATCTCGTTGCACTCGGTGGCCCCGGTGTCCTGTTTGAGGCTCTCCCCGCTCATCCTGATGATCTGAAGGTTCGACCCGGTCTTCTGGACCCCGTAGGTCGATTCGGCCACATAGGCCAACTGAACTCTCGAAGTGTCGCTCATGGTCAAACCCCCTAAATGATGGTGTCTACCTCAAACGGGCAAACGACGTTGATCTGGTACTCATCCTCGTCCTGCCCTGCCCTCATGACTGCCGGAAGCTCGTAGATAACGTCGCCCACGATCAAATGCCTGAAGGCCCGGACGATCTTGTCCGCCAGCTCCAGCAGCGTGCCGTCGCCGTAGTTCGTAGGGATGAACAGTTGGGCCGTGCCCGCACCCCGGACCCGATACTTGCGGATCGCAGCCTCCAGCTTGATCGGCTGCTCGGTGTGGACCGTGAACCTGCACCAGACCGTGCCCTTGGTGTGGGCCGGGATGGGCGCATTGTCATAGAACGTATTTAGGCCCTGGGCCGTCGCCACTTGGGCCCGGAAGCGATCCCGAACCGCACTGCATATCTCCGTGATCGTCACAGTTTCAGCTCCGCCAATTCGGCGAACGACAGGGCCATCATGCCCTGGGGCGCCTGCCGGCTGTGCCCATCCTCCAGGTCGCCTATGTACTCCACGTTGTTGGTCACGAAGCTCACCCCAAACGGAGGGATCTGCTCGACCTTCGGCCCCTCCTCGGCCATGACCTTCGCAAAGGCCGCGTTGCTATCCGCCCTTGGCTCGCCCTTCTTGCGCCGGACCCGCTTGCCCTTGACCCCCTGCGGCATCTCGCCGACGCCGATCTGCCAGTTGATCTTGGCGTGGCCCGTCTCTACCGGCGTCCTCATGGTGATTCGGCGAAGACCCTCCAGGGTCAGTTTGCGATGCACGTCCTGCACCAAGCGGGGTATCCCGCTCTGGTGGTCCCTGATCTGGATGAGGAACTCTCTCAGGTCGCTCATGTCGCCGCCGGTCTGCCGGCCAGGGCCAGCTCGTACAGGACCTCAGACCCCTTGTAGTTAATCCGATTGATCGCCAGGATGACCCAGGTCCTACTGTCCCAGATCAGGTGCATGCCAACGGCAGGTTCTACT